ACCGGTAATTACTCTAATTTCTACCGCCATAGAGACAGAGATAATACTGCTTACTATATGGAACCAGCAGGAAATTCTCAAATTAATGAACTTACTACGGTTGGCGATGTTAACATCAGAAACGGTAGTTCTTTAAGACTATATTCTGCGACTAATAACAACAACCGTGGATATTTTAAAGTTACTGATACTAACGATGAGCATCTAGCCATTGGTACTTCAAATGGTGAAGATATTAAGTTCTATGACGGCAATGAGAATGGCGACGATTGGAATATGATTATCCGTGGCGACGGCCAGGCATTAGTAAGAAATCGCATTGACTCTCCGATTTTCTATGATCGTGACGACCCTACATATTATGGTAACTTTGCTGGTACATCTATAACAAACACGATTGATAACCGTGGTGAAATTTATAACGATGGATGGTTCCGCTCTGATACTAGTGGCCGTGGTTTATATAGCACACCAAACGCAATGCATTGGTATTCTGATACTAACAACCGTTGGAGATTGTATTCTACGCAAACAACTGCTAAAATATTGTTCACTACAAATGGCAATAATGCTCGTGGTTATGTCTATGCTAATGATAGTAATGATATTGGATTTAGAAACCAAAGTGATTCTTGGGCATTAAGAACTCGCAGCGGAACAACTGAAGTATACGGTGATATTTACGCTAATCGTTATTATGGGCGAGGCAATTCTAACTATTATACAGATCCTAATGAAACTTCTCAAATGTACAGGATTGCTGCTGAAGGTCTTTACGAAAGAAACAGCCAAGCAGTTTTCCCATTTGTAGGCGGCGGTGAATACAGAACAACGTCTAGTTCTACAACAGGGCAAATTCAAATTAAGCTACCAACAGCACGTAATGGTGGTAGTACAATGTTACATTTTACAGTTCATATTTATGAATATAATACTAACCGAATGACTTCCTGGCGCATTGGCGGTTATGCATATTCATCGCGCAGATGGACGAGGTGTTCTGCTACGCAAATGTCAGGCGGCAGCGGTCCAGACTCTAGAATGACTGTCCGCTTTTATAGAGACGACGGAGAAAATCGACACATTGTTAGTATTGGTGAAACAGGGGATACCTGGTCTTATCCGCAGATTACTATAAGTGATGTACACACTGGTTACTCCGGTAGAGACGGACCCGGTTGGTCAAGAGGTTGGAACATCACGATTGATGATGAAGCACCCGCATCACTACAGCAAACAATAACACCGAGTTATTATTTAAACACTAACAACTATAATCTCTGGCCTACTAACTTAGATGCTTACTTGTTTAGAGACCGAGATAGCACAAGTTATCATACTGAACCGGCTGAAATTTCAGAAATGAGCGAAATTCGTTTAGATTCTTTGATGAGGCATCGCGGTGATACTAATTCATATTTGTATTTTGTGGCTGCTGATGATTTACAGCTTGTCGCCGGCGGTCGCCAAGTGCTTAGAATGGATGAAGGTACTGATCCAGATCGAACACGTTTTGCTACTGATTCTAACTGGACAGACTCTAACGGTGACTGGAATGCTTCGCGAAATATGGACATTGGAGGAGATCTTCAAGTAAGTTCTTGGGTTTCAGCTACAGAATTTAGAGATGTTGATGACACTAACTATAAAGCAAATCCTGCCGGTACTTCTCGTTTGAATACCGTACAGGCTAACGATCTTCAATCCTCAGGCGATGTTCAGGCATATGTAAACTATTCTGATATTCGTTGGAAAGAAAATGTACGAAAAATTGAAAACGCAGTTGATAAAGTACAAACTCTTGATGGTATTATATTTAATTATATAGACCGCGATGATGGTGAATATACTGGTGTTATTGCTCAGCAGGTTGAAAAAGTACTTCCTGGTATTGTTACTGATCGTAAAGATATGAAAACTGGTAAAGAACGTAAATCTGTTCGTTACGGTAACATGGTGGGATTACTTATAGAAGCCACCAAAGAGCAACAAGAAACAATAAATAAACAGCAACAAGAGATTGACACATTAAAAGAATTGGTATATAATCTAATGGAAAAGTTAGATAAATAAGCCTATAACAGACAGGAGAATAACCTATGGCATGGACTTTAGAGTTTAAAATTAGAAATATTAAAGTTAAAGATGTGGTTGACGAAGATGGCAATACTATGGAAAATGCCGTTTTTCAAACATATTGGGATGTAGTTGGAACAAATGAAAATGGAGAAACAGAAGAGCAAGCCGGTGCTTTACCTCTACAAACTTCAAACATTGATCCAGCTACGTTTAAACCTTTTGATCAATTAGTCGAAGCAGATGTTTCAGGCTGGATTGCAGCTTGGTATGATGCTAACCCAGATATGTTAGCAAATCTTAAAAGCGATTTAGATCGAGCATACGCAAAACGTACAGAAAGAGATATTAGCGGATCCGAATTACCTTGGTATGAGCCACCAGCAGAAGCTGAAGATAGCTCCGTAGATCCTAGCAATGATCCATCACTAATAGATGATGGCGAATAGTAAGGAAACGTAATGAATCATACATGGGAAATATCCAGAACATCTTCTAGAGAAGTCACTAATGCCAACGGTGACTCTCTTGAAAATGCTATCGTGAAAGTTAAATGGAAAAGAGTTGTAACTGATAACGAAGGCAATAAAGCAGATTATCTTGGTACGACCTTTTTTGATCTTACTGAGCAAAACTCAAGTGACTTTATTGCCTTTAGTGATGTAACATCTGACACTTTAATTGGATGGGTACAAAACTCAATAACTAGCGATGAACTAGCAAAAATAGATAACACAATCGCAGCAAAGCTTTTAAATCGCGATGCCGTTGAAACAAGCTGGTCTTGATTAAAAACAATAAATAGTTTTATAATTTTATAGTATGGAGGTGTCATGCACGATTTGCATGTTGGCGGCTTAGCCGCATACGCCCTTAATAGAGGCGGATCTTTACACCCAATATTTTTACCACAAGAAGTATTGGGAAATGAAGGTGGGATTATGAATCCTTCGATTTTTATTGACGAAGGTAAAATATTAGTAAACATTAGGCATGTAAACTATATTCTTTTTCATAGCGAAGCAAACAAATTTCCTCACAAGTGGGGTCATTTGGTATACGTTCATCCACAATCAGATGTTACATTAAGAACTCATAATGTTATTGCTGAGCTCGATCAAGACATGAATGTTTTAAACTCTGGCCGAGTAAATATGGCTTTAGATACAAAGCCAACTTGGAATTTCATTGGCCTTGAAGACGCAAGGTTATTTAAATGGGATGATAAGCTTTATCTATGTGGTGTGCGAAGAGATTGCTATGACGACAAAGGTAAAGGTCGAATGGAACTTTGCCATGTTGAGTTTAATGATGAAGAAAAAGAATGGAAAGAAATAAGTAGACATCCTATTCCTGCCCCAAATGGTGACGGTAGTTACTGCGAAAAAAATTGGATGCCAGTTTTAGATATGCCTTATCACTTTGTGAAATGGTGTAACCCCTTCCAACTCGTAAAATATGATATTGAAACAGGTGAATGTGTTGATGTAGTAGTAAAAGAAAAACTTAAAAACGTAGCATTTCAGCATGATTTCCGTGGCGGTTCTCAAGTTATTGACATTGGTAATGGAAGAAAGCTCGCGTTTGTACACGAAACTACTTTGCTTAAAGATCCCTTCAATAGAAAAGATGGAAACTATGGCCATAGGGCTATTGTATGGGATGAAGATTGGAACTTAATTCATACCTCGAAAGAATTCCATTTTATGGGAGCTTGGTATGATGATGTTCAAAAGCAAGAAAGAAACATTGAGTTCGCAGTTGGTGCTTCAATACACAAAGGCAACATGTTAATTTCTTATGGTTTATCTGATAATTGTTCCTTTATATTGAAAGTACCTTTGAACGTGTTTTTTGAATTCTTAAATGATGGGTAATACATAATGAATAAACTTTTAAAAGATGTAGTCTTAGATCATAAAAATCCATATAAATTATACAAGCTTGCTAGGGAATATGATAAGCTTAAGCAAGGTGCTGGTGCTTTTTCGTTTTACATGAGAGCTTCGGAATTTAATAATGGAGAGACTTTTGAAGAAAAGTGGATACAATATAAAAGCCTAGTTTCTATGGGTAACATATACAAACGAAATCCAGATAGATGGGAAACAGTTGATTCGTTGTTTAAATCTGCAATTACCGTTCTTCCCAATAGGCCAGAAGCATATTATTTTTTAGCGCATATGGAAGCACTACAAAGATCTCGTTGGCAGGATGGTTATTTGATTTCAATGCTTGGTTTGCAACACGTAGATAGTGAAACTATTGACGATGATTTACCGTACCCAGGACCCCAAGGCTTAAAATATATAAACGCTGTATCTAATTGGAAGGTTCATGGTAACGAATCGAGTAAACTTAGTTTGTTTAACTTTAAGCACCTGACACACCATGATGAAGCGCATGACAAAGAAATAGACAAATGGATGGCTTCATCGGGATACCCTCATCGAGTACCATATGAGAAAAAAGATTTAGAGTCATATAAATTTCCATTTGCTGGTATAGAAAACATTGAAAAAAATTACGCAAGACATTACCAAGACATGTTTGTTCTTTCTATGCTACATGGAAAGCGAAATGGAAAATTTATAGAACTAGGATCGGGAGATCCATACGTCTTTAGCAATACAGCTTTACTTGAAGACCAATTTGGTTGGACTGGAATTTCTATTGATAACGATGAAAGAGCAGCAGCTGAATTTGTTAAACAAAGAAAATCTACTATGATTTTAGGCGATGCATCTAAAATAGATTATAAGTTGCTATTTAAAAGTAATTGTGTAGATGATTATGTAGATTATCTTAGAATTAATGCAGAACATGCTTCATTGCACGCTTTACAAAAAATACCGTTCAATAAATATCGTTTTGGTGTTATACAGTTTCAGCACAATGCTATATGGTGGGGAGATAAGTTCAGAAACGAATCCCGTGACGTATTATCTAAAGCCGGGTATGTATTAGTTGGCAATGATATATCTACAAGTAAAGATACAAATTACGAAGACTGGTGGGTACATCCTCAAATAATCCAACACCGTACAGAAATGATTTCAGATACAAGTAAAGCAAATTTTGCTTTAGAATATATGATGAAGGAGAACAAAGTATGAAAATAGTCATAGTTACAGGAGGCTTTGATCCAATCCACTCCGGTCATATTGAATACTTTAAAGATGCTAGTAAATTAGGCGATAAGTTGATGGTTGGTGCCAATAGTGATGATTGGCTGACTCGTAAAAAAGGACGACCTTTCATGCCAATGTCAGAACGAAAAGCAATTTTAAAAGCGCTTGAAGTAGTTGATAACGTGTTTGAATTTGATGACAGTGATGATACTGCTGTTGGTGCCATAAAACAAATACGAAAAGAATTTCCAGATTCTGAGATTATATTTGCAAACGGAGGCGATCGTCAAAAGGGTACAACACCTGAAGTTGAGTACGCTAAAGAACTCGTTGAAGAAGGTAGAATAGGTTTTGTTTTTGGTGTCGGAGGAAATAATAAAAAGAATAGCTCTTCATGGTTGTTAGAAAATTGGGATAAGCCAGAAGTTCAAAGACTGTGGGGTAAATACAGAAATCTTGATAATAACGGTCATTGGAAAGTTAAAGAACTATCTATTGATGTTAAAAAATCTTTATCAGACCAAAGACATTTTGTCCGTTCTGAACATTGGCATATCGTAGATGGTAAACTTGAAATGAGTCTTGAGTTTCAAAATGGATACAAAACATCTAAGATTTATTCTACTGGAGATAGCATTGACATTCCTGTTAAAACATGGCACAAAGCAATTAATGTAGGTAAAAATCCAGTCAAAGTAATTGAAGTTTGGATGGGTGATGTATTATCAGAAGAAGATATTGAAAGACGCTAAACCAATTGCCGGTTTCGTATAAATAAGTACAAACCCAGTAAACTTAGGATAGAGACA